TCCTCATCAATAAGGTAGCCGAGTGCGGGATTGGCCGCGGCCCATGCGCTTTTGTCCTCAGGCATTAACGCTAAAAATAGCGAACCCGAAATTGTAACCGCGCAATTAGCGCCTTTTACATTTCCCGATGGTCCGGTTTATCCGTACACATATGGCACATCAAATACTTTTGTTACACGACAAGATGCAATGAGTGTGCCGGCGGTAGCAAGAGGCCGCCAATTGATTTGCTCCCTTGGCGCTTTTGGTTTTGAAGTGTACGATGAAAAAACAGGGCAGGAATTACCTAAGCCAACTTGGGCTAAGCAAATGAATCCAAGTACACCAAATGCAATTACTCTCGCTTGGTTAATTGACTCGCTCATTTTCTACCCTCAAGGGTATCTTCAAACGCTCGCCGTTTATGCCGAGGATGGCCGACCATCACAAATGGCATGGATTGACCCTAACCGCGTTAGCTACGATACAAACTTTAATGGCACCCTTGTAACTCAATATTATTTAGATGGTGCGGCAATTCCAATGTCGGGTGTTGGTTCTTTAATTACGGTTCAAGGTTTTGATGAGGGGGTTCTAAGTCGCGCCGGCGTTACTATCCGGACCGCCAAGGAACTAGAAAACACGGCGTTAAATTATGCCCTCAATCCGTCACCAACGGGCATAGTTAAAAACAATGGCGCTGACTTAGACCCCGAGCAAGCAACCGGCCTAATGGAAAGATTTAATCGCGCGCGCAAAACTAAAGCGCATGCCTACATGTCAAAAGATTTAGATTATGTACCAATTTCTTTTGATGCTCGCGCAATGCAGATGACAGAAAGCCGCCAATACATGGCCGTTGAAATTGCCCGATTGATGAATTGCCCGGCTTGGTATTTAGCGGCCGACCAAGGTACCGGCATGACTTACGCATCATCATTAGATGAGCGCCGTAGCCTTGTTGACTTTACACTTCGCCCATATATTGCGGCGATTGAAGCGCGTTTATCAATGGATGATATAACACCGCGCGGCCAAATTGTGCGTTTTGATTTGGATGACTTCCTAAGAGGTAACCCAATCGAAAGAATTGCGGTATGGGAAAAAATGATTCAACTCGGGCTTATGACGGTTGATGAAGTACGCGCCGAGGAGGACTTAGCGCCAAGAGGAAATGAGGCTATCTAATGAAGTTAACATTTAGCGCAGATATTGAGGCCGCAGATTCCGAGCGCCGCATTATTTCCGGTGTAATTGTGCCTTTTGGTTCAACCGGTTTAACAAGTGCGGGCCCGGTTGTATTTGAAAAGGGCTCGATTAAAATTGATTCAGCTAAGCCGGTTAAATTATTGCGCGAACATAACCCGGCCGACATCGTAGGAAAATCAATTTCATTTTCCGAAGCGGATACACACATTTTTGCAAGTTTTAAGATTGCTCCAACACAAATGGGCAATGATATTTTGACAGAAGCCGCGGAAGGTTATCGCGATGCAATGAGTGTAGGCGTTTCAGTTGAAGCGAGTGAACCGCGCGATGGCGTTTTATATGTTACCGCCGCTACATTGCGTGAAGTGTCCGTTGTCGGTTCACCGGCATTTGCAGAGGCACAAATTACAGATGTGGCCGCATCCACTCCGGATGAGGCAACAACAGAAACAACAAATGAACCCTTGGAAGGGGAAGCAATGGCAAACGAAACCACCGTTGAGGTAGTAGAGACCGCTCCGGCGGTTGTCGAAGCATCAGCACCGGCAACACCAATTGTTGGCGGCACTTATGCAAAGCCTCGCATTGATGGACTTACAGCGGGTCACATCATCAAGCACCAATTCAACGCAACACATTATGGCAACGAGGATAGCCGCCAAGTTTTGGCAGCACTCGCACACTCAACAACATCCGAAAATGCGGGAGTTGTACCGGTCCCACACCTACGCGAAGTAATTGGCGTAATTGACCGCAATACACCTTTCTTGGATTCAATTGAGCGCCGCCCACTTCAGGCAATGGGTACTAGTTTCTTGATTCCTACATTGGGAACCCAAGCAACAGTTACAGAAACCGCCGAAGGCACTCAACCATCATCAACAGACACAACAATTACAACAAAAACCGGATATGTTAAAAAGTTCGCCGGCGCAAATGTGGTCAGCGTTGAGTTGCTTGAGAGGTCTGACCCAAGTTACCTAACAATTTTGATTGAGGAATTATCCGCGGCATATGCTCGCGCGGTTGACCTCGAAGCACTTAACACCGCTTGGACAGGTGCAGGCGCATCAAGCGGTACAGGATTTGTAGCGGCTATCGCCGATGGTATTGCAGATTCTTACAATGTTATGAAGTTCACTCCCGACCGTCTAGTTACATCACCTGCAGGTTTTGCGGCGTTGCTATCTGCCGTAGATGATGCAGGCCGCCCATTGTTTAACGCAACAGGCACACAGGTTAACGGCGCGGGACAAATGAATTACGGCGTTACAGGTTCAGTAATGGGCCTACAACTTGTAGTTGACCCACAACTATCAGGCACACAGTACGCGGTATATCCAAGCGCGGCGGTTGCTCATTACTCAACACCGGGTTCACCGGTTCAGGTTCGCACAACTCAGGTTTCAACAATGGAATATGAGATTGGCGTTTATGGATTCTCAAGCACAGTAGCTAAGTATCCAACCGCGGTACGAGTTCTAACCGTTTCATAATAATAAACTAGGTGTGGGGGCCCCTATCGTGTCCGTGTAGGGGCCCTCACTTTCAAAATTGAGGGAGGATTAAAATGGCACTTGTTACCGAACAAGAATTACGCGATGCGCTAGGCATTGGCGACCTTTACGATTCTGCCCTACTCCAAGAGTGTTGCGATACCGCTACAAACCTTGTAGATGGCATGCTCACACATCACCGGGCACCAATCACATATGTACGCCTTTCCGGAAACATTGCAACCGCAACAACTTTATTTGAGCATAATTTTGTTGTTGGCCAAACCGTTATTGTGGCCGATTGCGGTAATCCTTTTAATGGCACCAATGTAATTACCGCGGCAACGGCCTTAACTTTTTCATGGAGCGAAACAAACGCCGACATTACCGAGCGCGCAATTATCCCAAGCGGGATGGCAACTATTCAATATGATGTTGATTATTCAACCGATGCCGATGCGCGTAATGCCGCGCTCATTGTTGCCGAGGAAGTTTTTATCGCTCGTCAATCACCATTTGGCGGTTCTCAGGCCGTGGACTATACGCCGGGACCTTTCAAAATGGGCGCGAGTTTAATTTCAAGAATTCAAGGCCTCATTTCGCGTAATCGCGATGTTCGAGGGCTCATCGGCTAATGTCATTGCAAGCACTCCGCACCGAGATTGCGGGTTATTTCACCGGTAATACTTATCAAGTTTTTAGCTATCCGGTTGGTAGCCCAATTCCAAATTCAATTATTATTGTGCCGGATGACCCATATTACGAGGTTTACACTTTAGGAATCCCGGGCCCGGTTAAGGTCCGTTTTCGCTTGGTCCTTACGGTGCCGGCGCTCGATAACCAAGGCAACTTGGCAGGCCTCGAGGATTTAATTGAAACCGTACTAACAACCTTGCCGGCAGATATCAAAGTTCTAACCGCGGCAAGACCATCATTATTAGAGACCCCATCCGGGACAACTCTATTATCCACCGACCTCAGTATTGAGGTTCTAACCCAAATAGGAGCATAAAAAATGCCTACAACTATCCTAACCGGTCGGAGCCTCACTCTGACCATTGACTCAGACACATACACCGGACAGGTAACAAGCGCGGTTGCATCAACGGCAACTAATCAAGTTACAGTTGAAACACTTGCAGGCCGTGAGTACAAGACAATTGACTCATCAAGCACCCTAACAATTGATTTGGTTCAGGATTGGGGCGCGGCATCCTCTCTATGTGAGGCGCTAAAGGCGGCATATGGTTCAGCACCGGACACATCCCTTGCATTTACACTTTCAGGCAACGGAGCAAGCGCAACGGGCAACCTTTTCCCAATTGCTCCGGAATTTGGTGGCGCATCAACAGATGTACTAACAACAACCGTAACATTTGTCATTGACGGCAATATCGCGGTCGCTTAGCTAAGAGAAACGGACACAATAAATGATTCCAAGAATCAAAATATCAGTACAAAGAAACGATGGAGTAAGCGAGTATTTAAGCGATGTATATGCACAAATTTTGTGGCAACGCTTTTACACCAAGCCAATCCAACAACTAAATGAAACAGGCATTGAGGGAATTGCTTACCTCGCATATATCGTAGCTAAGGCACAAGGCGACACAAAGCAAACTTTCGATGATTGGGCCAAGGGAATCCAAACCTTAGACATGGAGACCATTGACTCAAACCCCACCCCGCCGGTCGTATCGAAAGAGAATTAATAAGCCTCGCGATACTCACCGGGATACCCGTACAACAATGGGTTGAATTGGGAGCCGAAGCAATAGCAACGGCACACCAAATATTGGCAGAAAGAGAGGCGAAGCGTGGCGGTTAGCGAGGTTGTTAAGTTCGAGCCTAATAAGCAAGACTTACAAGGCCTATTTGCCGCGTTTCGCCGTCTCGATGATGAAGGCAAGGCGCAAGCCAAGGAAATTGGAAAAGAATACTCAGACCTTACCGCTAATAAAATTGCGGCTAGTTATCACATGAGCCAATTTCCAAGACAAGCCGCCGTTGTTGCCGCCTCCATTAAAAAGACCACCGAGCGTATCCCGGTTGTTGCAATTGGTGGTTCTAAAGGCAGGGTTTCCGGTGGGGCAAATGCCGGTGTGCTTGTTTTTGGTAATGAGTTTGGTGCAAGTAAACCGCCTAACAATAAAAAATTCCCACCTCGCTCACCTCGAGTTGGTAAGCGTGGAAACAAAGGTTGGTGGATTTTCCCAACATTAAAAGAGATTCAACCCGAGTTGTTGAAATTATGGAAAGATGACCTTGAGAAAGTACTAAGGAAATGGACCTAAAACATGGCAGATACTAGAGTCCTCAAGGTTGGTTTAGCCGCCGACATTTCCGACTTTTCTAAGGGGCTTGATAAAGCCAATAAAGAAAGTGAAACTTTTGGCGATAAGTTAGGTACCGCCGCTAAAGCCGGCGCCCTGGCACTTGCCGCGGCAGGCGCGGCCGCTATTAAAGTTGGAGTGGAGTTAGCTAAAAACGCCGCCGAGGATGCCGCCGCACAACGCATTTTGGCGCTTACTTTAGAAAACACAACTCAGGCCACCGATGCTCAAGTTGCCGCCGTTGAGAAATATATCAGCGCTACAAGTCTTGCTTTTGGTGTAACCGATGACCAACTACGCCCGGCATTTGCTCGGCTTACCCGCTCAACTAAAGATGTTGAGGAATCACAAAAATTACTTAACCTCGCTTTAGATATTTCCGTTGCAACAGGCAAGCCGGTTGAGGCAATTGCCACCGGATTAAGTAAGGCATACGATGGCAATACCAACGCGCTTGGAAAATTAGGCCTTGGAATTGACCAATCAATTATTAAATCCAAGGATTTCGATGCGGTTTACACATCGCTCCGGGAAAATTTTGCCGGTTTTGCCGAACAAGAGGCCAATACTTTTGAGGGCAAATTACGCCGCCTCCAAGTTGCATTTGATGAAGGCAAGGAAACAATTGGCGCTTATATACTCGATGCCATTACTCCATTGGTGTCATTGGCCGTTGATAAACTTATCCCGGCATTTCAAGAGTTAAGCGACAAATTAGGCAAATACCTTGGGCCTGCATTAAAAGCCGTTTTTGATTTTGCTAAAGCGTTTTTTATCCCCATGTTTGCAACACTTCAAGAGGCATTTAATAAGGTCAAAGATGCCATAATTGATAACAAAGAAAATTTGCAACCTTTACTTGATTTGTTTGTTGATGTCTTTAATTTTGTTAAAACTTACATAATCCCAATTTTGGGCACTACTCTTGTTAACACGGTTAAAACGGCGGCCACGGCTATTGCCACGGCTATCCGTGTTGTTTCTCCAATTATTGAAGCGGTAACCGATGGACTCCGAACCGCTATTAATGTTGCCATTGCCGGAATCAATGCCTTGATTTCTGCCTATAATGCGGCAAATAACTTATGGGGCGGTA